GGGCGGCTCCCCGTCGAGGTGGTGACGCGGGAGGAGGAGATCATCCCGCCCGGCACCCGCGAGTACCTGATGCGGCTCCGCGAGCGCGAGGAGGTGGAGCTCCACTGGCTCGTCGCGCACCAGCCGAGCATCAACGCCTTCGACCGGGAGGAACCCTACTGGTGGGTCATGGACCCGCTCCTCGATCCTGAGCGCTGGGTCGTCCAGCCGCCCGACTACGCGGAGCACATCGCGGAGTACAACATCGAGGCGATGACGATCCCCGATCGGTTCCCGCCGCCGCCCGGCAAGGAGCTGCGGGCCGTCGTCGGCCTCCGGGTCCAAGAGAGCCGAGGGCGGCTGTTCGGGCTCTACAGCTCGGGCGGCTACCTGACCAAGCCGAACCCGTGGGGCGTGCGGAACATCCGCCCCGTCTATGACTGGCTCGACTCCGACGTGTGGCGCGCGATCGACGTGAACCGCTGGGAGTACAACGAGGCGTACGACGTGCTGAACCGGCTCGGCGTCCCGCGCGGCCAGCTCCGCATCAGCCCGCCGACGATGACGGCCGGGACCGGCGACGTGCTGCGGCTCCTCGCCTCGGCCTGGCCGACGTGGTGGGACCGGGTGACCCGCCGCCTCCCGAGCGTCCGCACCTTCGCGCAGTACGGGCGCCGCGCCGTCTCCGCGACGCGGGGTCCGGGCGAGACGTGGGAGGCGTGCTTCAAGCGCACGTGCATCGACAAGGCCCCCGCCTGGATCGCGGAGCGGGCCGACCTCCAGATGCGGCGCTCGCTGAGCCAGCACCGCGCGCACTCCTCGACGCCGTACCCCGACGTTGGCATGTGCCAAATCTGCGGGTCCGGGCTCGGGTCCTGGCGGGAGCTGGCCAAGGCCCTGTACCTCGGTGACCCGTTCTCGGTCAAGTGCCGGTCGCTGCCCTACGTCCAGCCGTCCACCTTCCGCCCCGGCGAGCCCCGCTGGGGCGGCATCCCCGGATAGGAGCGCATCATGCCCGCAAGGCGCCGCAAGGGTCAGGCCGCGATCGAGAAGCTGAACGCCCGGCTGGAGCGGCTGGAGATCGAGTACATCTCAGCCGCCGCGATCACCCCGAACGACTACAACCCGAACCGGCAGGGCGAGCACGAGTTCACCATGCTCAAGTCCTCGATCATGGAGGACGGCTTCACCGATCCGGTCAAGGTCGTGGAGCGGCCGGACGGCGCCCTGGTCATAGTCGACGGGGAGCACCGCTGGCGGGCCGTCCGCGAGCTGGCCGAGGAGGGCAAGCTGCCGGACGACCAGCTCGCGATCGTCAAGCTCCCGATGGGCGAGGCGCAAGCCAAGATCGCCACGCTGCGGCATAACCGGGCGCGCGGGTCCGAGGACGTGCAACTGGCGACCGACGTGCTCCGCGACCTGGAGCAGCTCGGCGCGCTGGACTGGGCGGCCGACTCGCTCGACATGAGCGACACCGAGCTACAGCGGCTACTGGACGACATCCCGGCCGCGCCGTCGCTCGCGGGCGACGAGTTCAGCGAGGCGTGGGCTCCCGGCTCGGGCAAGAGCGAGACCGACGACGGGCCGGTCCAGGTCTCCGCGACTGAATCGGGAGTCAACGCCGACCGGCGCCGCGAGGAGCGGATCAAGGCCGCCCGCACCGAGGAGGAGCGGCAGCAGGCCCGCAACGACCGCGACGTGTACCGCCTCCACCTCACGTTCGGCGGCGACGAGGCGACCATCGTCAAGGCCGCGCTCGGGGAGAAGCCCGCCGAGACGATCCTCGCGTGGGCACGCGAGCACGCACCCGCCGAGGCCGGGGTCTGATGGATGCCGCTCGTCCGGGGCTGCCGGAATCGGTACTGCCCCGAGTGGGCGGGGCCGGACGGCTGGTGCGAATCGCACCGCCCGGTCCCGTTCCACACGAGCCCGCCGCTCCCGCCCGGCTGGCCCGCGATCCGCTCCGCGCAGCTCGCCGCCTATCCCGACTGCCACGACTGCGGCGCCCCCGCGACCGAGGTCCATCACGTCCGGGGCCGCGACGCGGGCCACGATCCGGGCAACCTGTGGAGCCTCTGCGGACCCTGCCACGCGGTCAGGACGCACCGGGAGGCCGGATGGCTGTCCAGGCCGTGATCGGGACCGCCGAAACCCGGAAAACCTGGGTCGGTGAAGGTGGGGCTTCGAGATACCCTCTGACTCCGAGAGGTCGGTGGGGTACCCCCCACCCCCCGACCCGACCCCCCTCACGCCGCGCGGCGCTGTGCGTGCCGCTGTGCGGCGCCGCGCGCCCCCCTTGCCGCATGGTGCCGCGCGCCCCCCTCTGGCCGCTGCTGGCCGCTGGTGACCGCTGGCGGGCCGTGGGGGGCCGTGGTGGGTAACCGTGGTCCGGCGCCGAAGCCGACCGCGCTGCGGGTGCTGCATGGCGGCCACACCGAGCGCATTAACCGGCGCGAGCCGATACCCGCACCGCTGCCCGTGGTCCGGCCGCCGTACCTGAGCGAGGAGGCGGTCAAGAAGTGGGATGACCTGGCACCTCACCTGGTCTCGATGGGGGTCGTGACGGGCGTGGACGTGGACCTCCTGGCCGCCTACTGCGAGTGCTTCGCCAGGTGGAGGCGGCTTGTCACGCTCGCGGCCTCGTCACCTCCGGTGTTCCGACGCCCGGTCCCTGGATCGGAGGAGGGGGAGGAACCTCAGGTGGTCCTGGTCAAGAACCCGCTGTGGTCGCAGGTTCGGGATGCGGAGGCGGCGCTGCGGGTGATGGCGCGGGAGTTCGGGTTCACGCCCTCGGCCCGGTCGGGGCTGCGGGTGCAGGGGTCGATAGCGAGCGCGGCCGAGAGGCTCCTCACCGATGGCTGACCTGACGACGGCTGAGCGGCGGGTGCTGGCGCTCCTGCCCACCCACCTGACGGCGCCGCAGATCGCGGCCGAGCTGCACCTGTCCAGGGCCACGGTCTCGACGCAGGTCACGGCGATCTACCAGAAGCTCGGGGCGGCGAACCGGGCCGAGGCGGTGGCGCGGGCTCGGGAGCTGGGGCTGCTGAACGGCGGGCCGCCGTGACCCGGCCGCCCGTGTGCGGCTACACCCTGGACGACATCCGGTGCCGGAAGCGGGGGGAGCACCGTTGCGCGGGCCGGGTCCGGCACGTGGTGGCGTTCTTCTCCGAGCTGCTGACCCACACGAAGGGGGATTGGGCTCGGCACCCGTTCACCCCGGCCGGGTGGCAGCGGGAGCGGGTGCTGGCTCCGCTGATCGGGACGGTGGTCTACGACGAGCGGCGCGGCCGGTACGTGCGGAAGTACCGCATCCTCTACCTGAACGTGGCTCGGAAGAACGGCAAGACGGAGCTGCTGGCCGGGCTCGTGCTCTACCTGCTGGTCGCGGACGGGGAGGCGGCGGCCGAGATTTACGGGCTGGCGCTGGACTCCGGGCAGGCCGGTCTCGTGTTCCGGGTCGCGGCGCGCATGGTGAGCCAGAGCCCGGTGCTCCGGTCGCGGCTCCAGGTGATCCGCGGAGCGGAGCGGATCGTGGACGAGAGCACGGCGAGCTTCTACGCGGTCGCGGCGGGCGACGCGGAGGGGAACCTGGGCGAGGAGCCCTCGGGCGCGGTGATTGACGAGCTGCTGACGCAGCGGGGCCGGGACCTGTTCGACACGATGCGGACCTCGATGGGCACGAGGGCGCAGCCGCTCCTCCTGCTCGCCACGACGGCCGAGTCTGACCCGGTAGGGTTCGCGGCCACCGAGCGGGAGTGGAGCGAGCGCATCGCGGAGGACCCCGAGCTGGAGCCCGAGCGGCTGGTGGTGATCTTCCGCGCGGCCGACGACGCGGACTGGACGAAGCCCGCGACGTGGCGGCAGGCGAACCCGGCGCTCGATGACTTCCTCGACTCGCGGGTCCTGGCCAGCGAGTGCCGGACGGCGCAGCGGAACCCGGCCGCCGAGCGGTCGTTCCGCCAGTTCCGGCTCAACCAGCCGACCTCGAAGGTGGGCCGCGCGATCTCGATGCCGGTCTGGGACGAGACGGCGGGTCCGGTTCCGGCCGCCGAGCTGTGGGGCGAGCTGGCCGGGCGGGAGTGCTTCGCGGGGCTGGACCTGGCCGCGACGCAGGACCTCGCCGCCTACGCGCTGATCTTCCCGGCCGACGACGG